CTAACGGAGAAAGCGTATCTAATATAACAATAGCAAACTCAAATGGTGTTACATTAAACGGTGGAGATTTAAAGATAGATGATGGTTTAACTTTAACTAGTGGAGTTTTAAATACTGGGGCATATAAAGTAATTATGGAAACCACTTCAGCAAATGCAATTACTGGTGGAAGTACTACTGCTTATATAAATGGTAATTTAAGAAGATACATTTCTTCAAATACAGGAACATATACCTTCCCTATAGGTAATGGAACAGGAACCTCAAATTACCAAAAAGTAGATTTAATAAATGGAAATTTAGTTGGTGTGAGTTATATAGATGCTTTAGTAGGAGCAATGCCCGCAGGTAGTATGGCCAATTTAAATACTTCTCAAATAGGAACTATGTTAACAGAAGTGTTTGATAAACAATGGACATTAACTCCTAATTCTCAACCAACAGGAGGAAGTTATGGTGTTAATTTATTTTTAAATGGAGTAGGTGGAGCATATATTGAAGATGGTAATTTTACAGTTGTAAAAAGAGCAGAAAATTCTACAACTTGGGCTGATTGGAACACTTATGAATCAACAACTACTATCCCAGCTTCAGGACAACCAGGAAGAACTATAGCAGATGGGTATGCACAAAAAAGTGGATTTAGCTCATTTAGTGGATTTGGGATTGGTGGTAGTGGTGGAGGACCTTTACCAATAGATTTAATTTCATTTACCGGGGGATTAGTTGGTGATTATGTTTCTTTAGAATGGATTGTTGCTTGCCAGATTAATAATGATTATTTTACAATAGAAAGGAGTTTAGATTGTGAAAATTGGGAAGAAGTATCAAGAATACCAGGTGCAGGAAATACTAATTCTACAATGACTTATAAAACTTATGATGAAAATCCATATGTAGGAACTTCATATTATAGATTAACTCAAACCGATTTTAATGGGGATTATGAAAGTTTCCACCCAATATCAATTACTTATGAAAAACCAATTAAATTAAGTATAAGACCAAACCCAGTAGGTGAGGAATTGAATTTATATTTAGGAGAAACTTTAAAAGGAATGACTAATATAACAATAGTTAATACAAGAGGTCAGAAAATTTATAATAAAAGTTTTTTAGGAGAATACAATATGATTAATCTTCAAGTTGGAAAATATAAAAGAGGATATTATCTTTTAGAAGTAGATTATAATCAAAGAATTGGAACACTTAAATTCATAAAGGAATGAGACAACATATAACAAATAAAAAAAGAATGCTTAGACCTGTTAGAAGGTGTAAAACTGGATGTTAGCTTTTTTGGAGATTATATTAGCAACAGCAGGATTAACATTTATAGTAACACAATCTAGGTTATTTCAATTTATACAAAGGTGGTATTTGTTTCAATGTCCTTTATGTTTTGGGTTTTGGGCGGGTTTAATATGTTATTTAACCCACCAATACCAATTAGATATAATTAACTATGGTTTAATTGGAAGTTTCATTTCCTATATACTTTATTTGTTAGTAAAACCCTTAATAGATAAATATGATTAAATAAAATGGTGGAGTTGTTGTTTTTAATTGTTGCTATGGTTTTACTTTATTTATTACTTCCTATAGTCGCCCTTTTTATGATTTTAAAATATCTGCTTACAGGTGATAAAAGAACACTTTCTGTATGGTTTTGGAGAACTGCTAGGGCAATTGATATATTTGCTAATGTAAATGGAGCAGAATTTTTTAATGCTATTTTTATTATTGAAGGTGGATACAAATTTGGTAACCCCCAAGAAACAATTTCATCCGTTATAGGAAAAAACCAGAGAGATAAAACTTTATCCCTAGCAGGTAAGGTATTACGTTGGATGTTAGACCAAATTTCCCAGGATCATTGTTTAAATTCTATAAATCTTGATGTTACTAACACACATAAAGATACGTCTAAATAATTCTTTAAAACGTATTAAAAACACTACAACATAATATTAACGTAAGTCGTGGGTATTACATATATAGTGTTGATTCCTTGGTGACCTCCCTTGATCTTCCTGTACAGGAGGCTTGGCTCACCAGGAAAAGGATGTTATATTTACGATGTAAGTTTGAGCCATGAAGGTCAAATAAATATAAATTAAATAAATAAAAAAGTTATGTTAGATTTAGAAAAAAAAGAGTATTTAAGTAAAGAGAATATTAGAAGTTTAGCACCTAGTGTTTTTTCAGAAAAACCATCAAAAGAGGTGTCAAAACATTATGTTCATATTCCAACTGAAAGGGTGATTAATGATATGGAAGTTTTAGGATGGAAAGTTGTTGATGCAAAAGAGGTTAAAGCAAGAACATCTGGGACTAAAGGTTTCCAAAAACATCTATTAGTTTTTAGAAATGATGAAATTGTGATTAATGGTGAAGATGGGGATACGGTTTTTCCACAAATATTATTAACAAATAGTCATGATGCTAAAAATGCATTCACATTTACCGCTGGTTTATTCAGAATGGTTTGTGAAAATGGGTTAGTGATTAGCACTAAAGAATTTGGTTCAGTTAGAGTTAGACACATGGGTTATGATTTTGCAAAAGTTCAAGAAACAATAAAAGAAATTGTTGAACAATTACCATTAACTGTTGAGTCAATGAATAAAATGAAAGCTACTGAGTTGAACCAAGAAAAAGCAGTTGAATTTGCTAATAAAGCCTTAAATACAAGATTCACAGATGATGAATTAAAAAGAATTAAAATTGATATTACTGAATTGTTAAAACCAGTTCGTGAAGAAGATAAAGGTTCTGATTTATGGTCAGTATTTAATGTGGTTCAAGAAAAAATCATAGAAGGTGATTTTGAATATAGAGCAGCTGGTAAGGATAGAAAAGCTAGAGAGATTAAAAACTTTAGACAAGATATCAAAGTTAATGAAAAATTATTTGATTTAGCATTAGAATATGTAGTTTAATAAAATAAGATTAAAAAGTAATATAAGCTCCCAAATGGGAGCTTTTTTTCCTTAAAATAACTTGTCATATTAAAAAAGAATTTTAATATTTATAAGTATGGACATTAACCGTATATTTAACTTATTTAATGATGGTAATTTTAAACCCCATACTACAAAAGAGTTAGAGGAATTGAAAAAGTTTGAAGAATTTAAGGACACCCCTCCTTATAAAGTTGGTATGTTTGAGAAAATGATTCTTAACCATAATAATGTTAGGAAACAGGTTGTAAGTTTATTTAAAAAATCTAATGAGGAGTTTAATGTTAGGGACATAGAAGAAGCAGGTGAATTTATGGCCTATAATAGGGCTTGGGGGTGGATTAGTGAGTGTGATTTAGATAATGATTGTTGGAAAGAAAGTTTAATTTTAAGGAATGGAGACTACCTTACTACTGCCCTTAAATTAGCTGTTCATTATTTTGAAAGTTATGAGGAATATGAAAAATGTGCCTTCTTAAAAAAGATAGAAACCTTTCTTGAAAAGAGTTTGGCTCCAAAAGATTAATTTCATATATTATAGATACGAGTGAGTTAGAAAACACTAGCAACACGAAAATAAAAAAAACGTGACTAGGTGATTAAGTGGCTTAGTTATAATAAGGGTTGGGAAATAATATTAATTAAACATAAATGAGAAATAAACAGTTAATACGAAATCGTCTTCAGACGTTAAATGGGTTATTAAAGAAACTTGATATGAATATTCATAGAGGTGGAACTAAAGATGAAATTAACAACACTCAGAGGGAAATATCTCAAATACTTCAAGATATAACCGATATTATAGAAAGAGAATAATATGAATTTATCAGCAAAACAAATACAAGAAAATTATTATGAATTTTTAGGTTATATTAAACTATACATCTCATCCCCCAGAAGAGAACAATTAGAAACATTTTATAAAAAACATGAAGAGGAAATTATGTTAATGCCTGCTTCCCATAAAAAGGCATATCATAATGCTTTTCCAGGTGGTTATGTTGATCATGTAAATAGTGTTATTAAAATGTCTTTAGCAATAAATAAAGTATGGGTGGATTTTGGGGCAGAACAAAATTACACTATTGAAGAACTTGTATTTTCAGCTATTAATCATGATTTAGGTAAATTAGGTGAAGAAGATAATTATGCTCATTTACCTTCAACGGATGAATGGAGAAAAAAGAATTTAGGAGAAATGTATAAATTTAATGATGTTTTAGCTTATATGTCAGTTCCAGAAAGATCTATTAAGTTATTAGTTGATAATGATATAAAATTAACTAATAATGAATGGTTATCTATTAGATTACATGATGGTTTATATGATCCCGCTAATGAACCATATTTAAAAAATTACATGCCAGAATTAAAACCTCGGACTTCTTTAATATTTATAATTCATCAGGCAGATATAATGGCATCAAGGATTGAATTCGAAAAAGAATGGTTACCAAAATTTGGTAAAAAAGAGAACAAAAAAGATAACTTCAAAGTAAATAATAAAACAACAGCTAAAAATAGAGCCTTAGGTTCTATTAAGAGTGAAGGATTAAAAAGCATGTTAGATAGCTTATGATTACAACAATTTTAATTTCTGTATTATCAGTGGTAATTATAATTCTTATTTTTACGACTATTAACCTCTTAAAAAAGAATGAAAAACAAGAAGACATTCTTGTTGGGTATCTTGAATACCTTGATAGACTTTCTAAAACTGTTGAAGCTTCAGATAAAAAATTAAAAGAAATTGATCACAGTGGAGTATTTAAAGCTGATGATGAAGTGGGTCATTTCTTCAAATCCGTTCAACAACTTCAAGACATTTTAAATGATTTTAAAGTAAAAAGATTAAAGTGATTGTGGTCAAAAAAAGAAAACCCAAGTCAAAAAACTACTTTACAAAGGAAACAGAAAAGGCCATTGTAAGGTATAACAACGAACCAGATTCAGATGTTAGGAGTGTAATTTATAGGGATGAAATCCATTATCCTTTTTTTAAATTAACTGAAAATATTATTCATACTTTCAAATTTTATTATACAGAAGTAAATGAAATAGAACATCTACAACATGAAATAATAACCTTTCTTCTTTCTAAAATGCATTTATTTAACCCCGAAAATGGAGCAAAAGCTTATTCTTATTTTGGTACCATAGTTAAAAATTGGTTAATAATTTATAATACTAAAAATTATAAAAAAAGAGTACAATCAGCACCCGTAGATGATTTATATAAGGATGAAACTTATTCCTATAATTTAGAAGATGAAAAATCAACTGATAATTTATCATATTTTATTGACAAATATATTGAATATATTGGAGATAATTTTTACATATTTTTTCCTAAAGGTAATGATGCTAAAATAGCAGATGCAATATTAGAATTATTTAGAAAAAGAGAAAGTATTGAAATATTTAATAAAAAAGCTTTATACATTTATATTAGGGAAATAATGGCCACTAATGGGTTAGAAGTTAAAACACCAAAAATCACTAAAATAGCTAATAAGTTGTATGATTTATTCAAAGATAATTATATTTTTTATTTAGAAACTGGATATATAGATTTCAAAAAGGCTTAATTTTTTATATTTATTACCAACAAAATATATTAATTATGAGCCATTTAGATAAAAAAGTATTTGGGAAAAAAACCTACTCAAATTTATTAAAAGAAATATACGATAATCAAAAAAAGAAAGAAGGACAAATCGCTGCTCTTATTTCTGAATTGAAACCTTTAATACAAGATATAGGGGATGCTACTATGATAGTACCCTTAATTAAAGAATATATGGAGTTAGGTATTAAAAATGATGAAGCATTAATTAAAGTTGCTACTATTTTTCAAAGAATATTTGCTAATGATGGGAATGAAGATAATGGGTTTGGTATAAGTGAAGAAGAAAAAGATCAACTTTTAAAGGATATAAAAAGTTTACAGTTACCCCCTAAAAAAGATAAGGAGGAATAATGAGGGGATTAGATTTCGGATTATCGGCCAATAAAAGGAATAGTACATCTGCATGGTCATCAAACTCAGAACTTCAAAAACTTGAGGGGTTAGTTAGTTCTAAGATAATAGTTGGTAGAGTTACTGATACTATTCTTAATAAAGATTACCCTAATATAGATGAATATGGGGGGGAAAATGCTATAGGTTCAATTTTCTTTAAAGATATATTTCATTCAGACGACTCCCCAAAACAAGCATTACCTTTTTCATTTGATTCAATCAAATTCCCAATTGTTAACGAATTAGTATTATTAATAAATCTTCCTGTTTCTGATTTTACAGTTGATAAGGTAAATTTTCGTTATTATTATATTAGTATTATAGGACTTTGGAATCACCCCCACCACAACTGTCTCCCAAAACTTGAAAAGGATGAAAAACTTAACCCAGAACTTAATAGTGATTACCAAGATTCAACATCTGGTCCTATAATTAGACAGGTAAAAGATGGTAGTACTGACATAAGATTTAATAGTAATAAAAATGATTTCCAAAAAACTTTTGAAGAAAGGTTAAATATTCACCCCATTCAACCCTTTGTTGGAGATGTTTTATATCAAGGTAGGTGGGGTAATAGTATAAGGTTTGGAAGTACTACCATTCCCTTTCCTGACCCAAATCAACCCTCATCATCATTACCAGGAAATTCAAGTACTCAAAATTCTACCTTCCCCCAACTTAACCCTTGGTCTTCAACTGGAGGAAATGGTGATCCTATTACTATTATTAGGAATGGTCAATCCCCAGAAGAATCAGATGAGGGTTGGATTCCTATAACTGAAAAAATCAATGAGGATTTATCATCCATTTATGCTACTTCAACTCAAAAAATTCCTATAGAAACCCAAAATTATGAATGGTCATCATATGATAAAAACCCCCCAACGGAT